GGTCAATTGATTTCCCCTATTTTATTGTCTCACTTGTACTTGCAATCGTCCTGTAGCCTGTATAGCATTTATGAGATATCATTTCATTGATATCCCGAGCTACACATTCATCAGGAAGTGACCAGGACCAAGTCGATGCTGAAGAAACGGAAATACAACCCGTTCCTTTTCTCAGTACAACCGGGAACATCTGCAAACACCTTACTCTGGATAAACCCATGCGCGTATAAGCACTTAAGGATGTGCGAATATGACTAAAGCGCGTGCCCATTGGAGACTTAGCGATTCCTCGCTTTGTCTTCTTTGGTGACTGTAAGGTGACCCACTCAAGCGTCTGAGCGTCAGATGCATCTTCCCAAGGTAACTTGGGTTCAATGGCTTTACCTAATTTCCGCAATGCCTCCCAATAATACGGGAATACATGCGGGACTAACCGATCTTCAGCAACTTGCCGAAGATATGGAAAGTTCAATTGTTGACTTACCTTATTATACATGGGTCCCGTAAAGGGAATATACCATTCTAACTTAGGTACTTCAACTTTCAAACCTGAACCATCAGGAAAGGAGGGCGGAACGAGATAAACTGTGCCTTGTACACCTACGATTTCTCGTAGAAGTAGATGCACAGCCTGGGGTATTTCTACCTTATCCCATCGCCGCATTAGACCATTTAAGATTTTGTATAAAAACTGCAAATACTGCATTCTACCCATTTTTCCACCAATTTGTTCCGGCTGGAAGGGTCTCACATCCACCCCGTGGTAGTAGTCACCACCACAGGATTCACGGAAATAATCTTCACAAAATGTCTTGTCGACATTCAATTGAAGACCAAGTTTCGGAAACAAATCTACAACGTATTTATGTAAGGCTCTGGGATAGATTAAATCATCCCCATAAACACTGATCCGCCCCTTTACATCTGTTAGCTGCTGTATTGCTACCAGAATACCGTAGAACATGAGAGTTTCAAGTGGAAACGTAAAGCCAATGCCCATAGCCATAAAACTGGTTAAGTACATTAATGACCCAGATACCTTGCACTGCCGGAGTCTTCCGAAGTTCAAGGCCCTTAGCCACGGTCGAGGGACCACTTTATTCATCAACTCCCACGTAAAGGAATCACTAGCCTTTGAAAGGTCAGCGGTTACTAAGTGACGTGTTCGAGATGCAGACTTCGCCAAAGCCTTCTGTTGTTCTTGAAGCTTAGCTATGTCCAAACCATTTCTCTTTAACCGATACCTAATCATATTTCCCAATGCCCCTGAGTGCAGTGCACCAAGGACTGAATTGGGTGTTATGGTACGGTCTGTCTTGAAAGTCTTTGGTACAGAGACAACGTTAAGGTGAGTCGCAACATCAGAGAAGGGAAGATGCTTATGCCCATCCCTGGTAGCCAACACTAAATTAATACGCTCTTCCAACCAAAGTCGGAGGTGTACGTCGTGCTGAACTACATGGTTTTTAAACCACGTGCGATGTTCAAAAGAGCCCGACAGATTTTCCATCTTAACATCAAGATATGAATCCGCGTATGGAACACCATAATTAGCTCTCTTTCCGAATGATATTTCTTCTAACAGTTCTTGTTGGGAAAAGTCTCCCAGAATACCCTTAACAATGATTCTTGCTCTTTGCAGGACTCTGAATGAAATCTCAGATGTGCAAATGGGGACGGCTAGTGTTGTTTGGTAATCAGCAAAATTCTTTAAGGCTGAGCACTTCCGTTCTTCAGAACTGAAAACATCATCAATGAACGTATACCTCTTAAAGAGATTCTCCAATTGATACTGAGCCTTGAAAATCGAAATCGACGCAGTACTTTTTGAAGGCCAAGAGTTTGTTCTAAAGGCCTTCGTACAGCTGAGTGAGGATTTCTGTCGCTCAAATAACTGCGGAGAGTTGAGGTTTGTCCGGAAATCCCTTAACAGAGATACCCACACTTTCTTCATGAGGGTATCTGTAGAGTAAGACTTAGTCGTCGTTAGCTTTCGTGCTCTTTTCTCGATCATGGAATCCTCCGATGCGAGTGGTGTACCATCTTAAAAATAGATGGAGATGTATCTTCAAAATAGTCACAATGATTATTTTGATTAATTCACGGAAAGACACATCTAAGCCAACGAGCCAGTCGTTCTGAATGCAAGAGTATCCGCATCAGAAATCAGCTGGGCGCCTTTCTTGTCAATTTCGACAACATCAGCGGCCGGTGTTTCTGGGTGGATCTCACGCTCTAAACGCCACAAGTTACTCTGTGCTTTACCCTTAGTGTCGATATAAGGAGCAACGAGAAGGATAGAAATCTTCCCTTTTGTCCAGCTACCGTCGGGCAACATCACGGGATCTTTTGTCCGGAACGTTACGCCTGGTCTGACGCGGAAGTCTGCGACAGATGCATCAATGACATGAATACCATTGGGTACAGAGCGTCCATCAGGACTGTAAGTTACAGCCGTTCCACCTGTTGCAGATATCGTAGTACCTGCGAGGAGTTGCATATTTTGCAAACCCATACTTTCACCTTCTTAAAAGAATTTGAAGAATTTTCCAATCGCTCCGGTAACGAGAGATAAGGCATCCAAGCTGTGGTTCAGGCTTAGAAGCTCTCCCTTTAGGATCGGCAACGTTGGGATAGTGGGATCCGTATACCTCGTGAGTAGCTGTTCAGTCCGTGTCTGCACCTGTCCAGATCCACCATACAGCTTACCCGTTGGAGAAATCCAAGTTTTAACTTGGATCTCCTGGATGCGCTTTTGGGTTATGGATATAGTACTTCTCAGAACCTTCAACTGAGGATCCGGAGTTACACTCTGGATCCAATCACCAAGGTTTACAAACCAATCCAACACGAACGATAGAGGAAATAACTCATAGACGGCTGACGGAACGTTAGTCCAACTAGTCCCCCATAAGTTTAACCTTGGATCGCGCCAAGCGGTTGCAAGACATACATTCGCCTTAACAACCAATCGTGTCTCGACTCTACACTTAGCACGAATGCTTTGTGCAACGTCTACGCTCATCTCACGTTTGTCCAAATAAGTGGCAGAAACACCAGATCTTACAGGAACAACTGTAAATTTGTGAGAAGTCTGCTCGAATGCTGCAATCATTTCAGAAGCCTGATACACCAAAGGCATAATCCCGTACCGGTATTCCAGCCACTGGCTGGACATATCCGAAACGACCCCATAGGGGCTAGAGGATTTCTTCTTGATTGCTGTTTTATACATTCGCCTTAACAAAGAGCGAATTCCAGAGAGTGGTGATACGATCGCACGCAACGTTTCCTTCAACTCACCTATGTACACAAAACCCGGCATAGCCGGCGTCTTAGCTTTCGCATAACATTTATGTATTGCGCGGCCTTGAAGGCCTACATATCTGTCTGTACTGCAGATGGGCAAAATTGCCGTAATTGAAGCCAATGGACTAGCTGCGCCAAAAGAATAGGCAATTAAATTGCCTCTGGCACGAACATAGTATGGCTTTTCATACAACAACCAGCCTGTATCGGAGATTGGTTCAACCGTCTCAGACTTATACAACGTACAAGGATGGGGGTTTAGCATCTGTACCACTTTACTCTTGGGTTTCTGACCTCGGAATGACACGACAGATTGGAGGATTCCAAGCTGTTGCCATCTTTGAAGCCACAACACGGGCCATACAGGCACTGCCTGAGGGCCGCTTGCTGTTGTGATCCCTTGAGCATAGGCAGGACAGCGTAAATCTCTTGTTCTCGTATCTTGCATAAGCACTCCTGAAAAGGATTTAGAAAACCCCAC